CGAAGATCATCAGTAATCGGCTAGCGGGAGATGTGCTGATTGAGTTCCCACCTGAGCCTGTAGAGGAAAAGCCTGTTGCAGAGTGGAAAGAACTGTCTACGGCAGAGATTAAGGCACTCTGGAACGTAACTAAAAAACCTAGTGAATTTGCCAGTTTACTGCTGGCTAAAGTAAAGGAGAAGAATTATGAGTGGAGACCATAATCGGTATCAAAAAGGTTCTATATCGCAGCAGCCTGAACCGGAACCGGTGGCAGACAAATACCTGATGGAAATCGAATGCACAAAGTGCGGAGCAAAGCAGGATGGCATCTTGACCGTCAACGCCCCACCACAGCGTGAGTTCATAGGGCTGACGGATGAGGAAATTGGGATGCTGACTGTGTTTGATGGGCTGCATCACGTTGAAGTGCCGTTGCTTGCTAATTTTATCCGCGCCATCGAAGCCAAGCTGAAGGAGAAGAACACATGAGGATAATTTTAGCCCCACTTGTTTTGCTCATGGTTCCTATTGCATTTATTGTTTTGGCATACGACATTGCAAAAGCGTTTGTTGAAGAAAAAATAGAAACCGAGTTAAGGAGCGAAAATGAGGCTTGAGGCAAGAGCGATAGAACTGGACGAGGCTAGGAAGGCTCGAATCCTAAAGTCAGAGACTATTGACGTTGAGAAGTATCTACATTCCAACGACGTAACGATACGGGTTAAGAAGGCTTCTGAATGGCTAGATTCCATCAAAGAGGCTTACCTATCGGAAACGGTAGAGAAGAAAGTCGTTATGCCTTGGCCTAAGACGCATGATTCTTTTGCCTATCGTGAGGGTGAAGTAACTGTTTACGCTGGTTCTAACGGTGGTGGTAAATCGCTTATCACAGGTCAGATAGCGTTGAATCTGGTCAAGCAGGGTCAGTCAGTCTGCATAGCATCGTTTGAGATGAAGCCTGAGAGAACGCTACAGAGGATGCTCCGACAGTTTTCCGGGGAATCGTTGGATGATCCGTTGACTCACGACAGGGCAGGATTTATCACGAAGATGGTTGACCGGATGGATAAGTTTCTATCCGACAAGATGTACCTTTACGACCAGCAGGGAACTACTTCACCGGAGAAGGTGATTGCTATGAGTCGGTATTGCGCCATCGAGCTAGGGGTCAAGCATATCGTTATCGACAGCCTGATGAAGTGCGTCAAGAACGAGGATGACTTTAACGGGCAGAAGTCGTTTATCGACGAGCTAACGGCATTGGCTAGGGATCACAACGTACACATCCACCTAGTTCATCATATCCGCAAGCAGCAGACTGACGAGACACAGCCGAACAAAAACGACTTGAAAGGGTCAGGGAGTATCTCCGATCAGGTGGATAACGTCTTTTTGGTTTGGAGAAATAAGAAAAAAGAAAACCAGAAGAATCGGGGTGAACAGATAGACGAGACTCAGCCAGATACCTACCTAATGTGCGAGAAGCAAAGGAACGGGGATGGCACTGAGTGGTACGGTTTATGGTACGACAGTCTGAGTCAGCAGTTTGTGGAGAGGATAGGAGCGAGAATTGACTTTGACAACCGAGGAAGTTTTAAGGCATAGGCATCGTTGTGAAGTCCGCGCTGTATTAGCGATGAGAACTGAGGACAGGGGCAAGGCAATGGACTATTTGGCTAGGGTCAAGGGTGACAGGAGAGACCAGCTAGAGAAGGATTGCCGAACCCAATGGGAACGTGGAAATCGAGGTAAATGGGGGGATTGGCGTGGTCTATAAACGGGTGGATTCAAATCAAGTCCAGATTGTGAAAGAGCTAAGACGCTTGGGGATGGAAGTCGAGCATCTTCACGGGGTAGGCAAAGGTTGTCCGGATATTCTGGTTGGATACAAGGGCAAGAACGTCTTGCTAGAAATAAAGAAGGACGATAAAGCCAAGCTGACCCCGGATCAGGTCTTATGGCATCACAGTTGGAAAGGTCAGGTAGCTATTGTCACTAACGTCATTGAGGCTGTTAAGGCTGTCAAAGAGGTTTGCCGGGAGCCATGAAGACCATAACGATAACGGATGAGGACTACGATTTATGCGTAATGGTTGCAGCTATGAGGAATATGGTTTCTAGGGCTAGCAATACCAAAGACTGTCAAATGGGCAATCAGTCTGCGCTAGAGACAGACTTAACAGGGATCATTGGCGAGTACGCATTTTGTAAGCTACACAATGTTTTCCCAGACTTAATCGCTAAAACTAGGTCAGGGTCTTACGACTGTTTTTTTAAGGGACAGCGGATTGACATAAAAACAACCAAATACAAAGACGGTAGGTTATTGGCAACTACCAAGCTAAACGACGATGTAGATGTTTATGTTTTGGCTATCGTTAATGGCAAGAGCGTAACTTTCCCCGGATGGACAAGAAAGAGCCAACTAATCAAAGAGGAAAACCTAAAGAACTTAGGGCATGGAGAAACCTACGTTATGGATCAGGAGAAGCTAAATCCTTGGAAATAGCCGGAATAGGATTTACCTATAGCAATAGTGTTTACCGATAGAAATAAATGTGTTTACCTATGGAAACCGTTTGTGAGAGTATCTGTCCATACCGCAGCACACAGCGGGATGACTAAGGGGATCAAGATGACATACACCAACAAATTCGACAGCAAGCTCATCGAAACTCATTGGCTTGCCAAAGTCAGCCATCATCATTACTGGTTTGCTGACTTCCGCGAATTGGTAGAGTTCAAAAACTCACCTGAATTCGATACCCGGATGACCATCTCATCACCAGCTAGTTATTAATCAACCAGCCGGGGGAAACCCCGGCGTTCTAGGGGAACAACATGGAATCAATCAAAATCGAAGGTGTAGAGCAGCACCAAGGCATTTACGTTGACACCATAGGCGAGGATGTCTGGGTCAACATCATAGTCCGAAACGGTAGTGCCAATCTCTGCATAACGCCGGAGAACGCTGAGAAGTTGGTTGAGGCATTGCGAATCGCTATCGTAGAGGCATCCCATGAAGGTTGATCCTCACGAGGCAATCGACTTTATCTACCGAAACTCTACGGCTTACGCTAAGGCTAAGGCCGAGGTAACGTACCTTGAGGAGTTTCGTAAAAGCAAGAAGGCGATCTTATTCTCACAGGCAATCGGGAATACGGTAGCTGACAGGGAGAATCAGGCTTACGCTCACCCAGAGTATCAAGCCTTACTAAAAGGCCTTCAGGCGGCTGTAGAGGCTGCTGAGGAACTTAGATGGCAATTGATAGCGGCACAGGCTCGTATCGACGTATGGCGGTCTCAGGAGGCTTCTAATCGGACTATGGATAGGGTGACACAATGACCAGAGATGACATTATCCGCATGGCGCAAGAAGTTGCTGGCGTTAGTTATGCGGCTGGAATCGCTGGCGTAAAAATTGGAATGTCAGAAGAACATCTTGAACGCTTTGCCAACCTAGTTGCAGCAGCCGAGCGTGAGGAATGTGCGAAGTTGGCAGATGACAAGCTGATGGATACCTTGGCTTTGATGTCGTTCCCGCCAAAGTCTAGCGCAGCGTGGAGTATTGCAGCCGCTATCCGAGAAAGGGGTAAGCCATGACTGACCTACAAGATAACGTACCAGACGATAGCAATTTGGCACAATGTGAGTGGTGTGGATGGGTAGTAGACTGGGACGAGGTTCCGAGGGCTAGGGACTTATCTGGCGAGATCGTTACCTGCTGCGAGGAATGTAACGAGGGCGAGTCGTTTGTAAATTATCCGTCTAAGAGGTTTGCGCTTGCGGAAAAAAGAACGTGAATTCTTATCCGAGATTGCTGACATAGGTTGCATATTATGTTACAAACTTGGATACGCAGGTACTCCTGCTGAGATACATCACATTAGGGGGGTAGGGTTAGGACTGGGAGTCAGGAATTCTCATTCTAACGCTATCCCCCTTTGTCCTGAGCATCATAGGGGTAATACTGGGTATCACGGTTTGGGTCGTAAGGCATTTGAACGACGGTATTCCGTGACTGAATCTGAACTGCAAGACTTAGTTATGGAGTTGCTAAATGAAAAAGATGTCTAAGGCTCAAAAGAAGGTCGGCAAGGTCATGGGCGAGTACAAAGAGGGAACTCTGCACTCAGGCAAGGGTGGCAAGGTCGTAACGAACCCTAAGCAAGCCGTAGCTATTGCCCTAAGTGAAGCTGGCATGGCTAAGAAGGGCAAGAAGAAATGAAGCCCGGACTCTACGCAAATATCAATGCCAAGCGTAAACGTATCGCTGAAGGTTCAGGCGAGAAAATGCGTAAGGTCGGTTCAAAAGGTGCGCCAACTGCTGCGGCGTTTAAAGAATCAGCTAAAACAGCCAAGCCGAGGAAAAAATGAAGAACGGTCAAAAGAAATCTGACAAAGAGTTGCTAAAAGAGTATCTCGACGAAGAAAAAGAGAAGAAAAAGAACGGTGTTAATGAGATAGAAATCGAGATCAAGATTCCTATGGGTAAGCAGAAGCGGGGTAAAAATG